AAAATTCTTAACCTCGTTAGGCTCCTGCCTGTCATTACCACCTTAGTCGTCGCGCAGTGGCTCACATTCACTTTCGGACTATCGTCTGGCCATGAACTCGAACACACGCACAGCTCGGAGCACTGTTTAACAGACTTACACGCTGTTTCCGCTGCTTGTGTTACGCCCGTTGTAACCCCTTTCGTTATGCTAGCCAGTAGGGACCCTGGTTTTGCGCCGTCTGCCGGTCCAGGTCCTAAAAGCAATGCGGGGGTGCCAGAGGATAGATCTATGTTGGTTCTCGAGTATCTTACGCCGGTGACTTCCGATATCACCGACTCTATCTTCCCGTACAGCAGACTGTTCATCCCCAGGGGCAAGTTTGTTATCACGCGATATAATGCTCTTTTGTCGTCGAATTCCACTTCTATTCGCACGCCGAAGTGCGTGCCGCGCACCCTGTTGTAGTGGTCAGCCCAAACATTTTCCACTATGGTCAGACCGCTCTGGTTTAACCTTGCATCCGCCATCTCTCTTATTGATGAAAAATCTTTGAGTGTTGACTGTAGAACTGAGGCTCTGGTGGTGTCCTCTACATCCATTATTCTTTTCGTGTCTTTAAACCACCAATTTGTCAACAGACTTTTGGCATATGTGAAAATTATACCGGGATTGCTAATCATTGATTTGCTTGCCCGCTCAAAAGTGTCGGCATCAGACGGTTCCCCAATTTGTGTGATGACCACTCCCCCGACATATCCTCCTATGATGCGCGTGTATAAAGGGTCGGCGTCATCGAAGCAGTCGACGCTCACCCATATCAACATCTTTTTGGCTCGAGTTGCGGCTGAAACATTGTATTCTTTGTTGTATATTAAACTATGTGCAGTTCTAGTTGGGGAATATTGAATGAACATGACCACATTGGCTTCCTTACCTTGGTATGAGTGGGTTGTTTCTACTGGAATGTTCATGAGTATCATGTCCTCCAGCGCTGTCTTCACCGTTTGATAATGCGTTAATATTACGTCTACATCATATGTGTTTAATAATTTAACTATGGTATCTTTGTTGTTCCATTCTGCTGTGTGTAGCCTCACTGCAGTGTCGTGTGGTGCTCGTGTTTGTAGATCTGGAATTACGTGTTGCAGTTGCGTTGCTAGTGTCTTCCCTATCCTATAAGTCGTTGTTCTGCGCTCGCTAATGTTTGCCAATTCCATGATTGACCTCCATTCGCGCTTCCCTGCAGTTTTCCTCATATCCACTACTCCTATTTGGCTTACGTCCCCATACAATTTCACGTACTTGATGTCGTCAGTCAAGCACCATAAGATTGTTAACCACGTTATCATCGTTGCCTCGTCAACAACCAGTTTGGTTGTGCGCACCTTCTCGATATACGCTTGCTCTAAGGTAAGTACTTTAGCCCCACTCTTCTCTGCATCTAGTAACCTGTCCTTGGCTGACTTTGTCATGGTAATGATCGTGGTCTTATCATCTGCACTTGCCAGTATTTCAGTGGATTTTCCAGATCCAGGGACGCCATAGACGGCTACAGCGTTCTTCATTTGTCGCGTGATTGTCTCCTCACTAACGTTACTTGTCAGGCATGCATGAAGCATTCTCATCTGGCTAGAGTATGAAGACTTTGGAATCCTACACTGCAAGCTAACTTCCGTCGCTAACTTTGTGTCACTCCTTATACACATGGATTTACCTATTTTTACTAGGTGTAATCTGTGCCTCATCCCTTTCTTTGTCGTCACTTGCACCATGTCCAGGGACTTCATGTTCACCGGTAACCCTTCTATGACGCAGTGACCTGACTGTGTTTGCCTTAGCTTTATGGTGTAAACTCTGTCTTTAAACTTTCCTGCCATGTCGATCAAGCCTCGACATGCCAAATCAATGTCTATCATGTCTTTTACACATTCGTCTACGGTACTTTTAATGGCCTTTTCGACATTAAATTCGTCCGCCAAGGACATGTCTAAGTACTCGTCGAACACTAACGCTGACTTGTCTCTTGGCGTGCAGTCGGCCAGTAGTGATAACTGTGGCACCGTCACGTTTGGTATCGGTATAGACAGCAATCCGTTCCTAATGTCATCAGTGAACTCGAAGTTGTTACAGAGGTATGTTGTGGACCCTCTCTGCACCACTCTTGGTATGAAATTTTCACCACTGATCAATATCTTTTCTAGGCTTAACTCTCCGCACATCATCAGTTCCACGGAAAGTCGTAGCAGTATCGGGGTATGCATCCACCTGTCAGGACTGAACTTGTAGCCCTTTGAACCGTACTCTTCCGCTCTATCTATGTTACGGCCCCTATTATCGAACACTGGGTATAGATTGTACTTATCGGTCATCCTTCCTGCTGCAGAGTACCAATGATCAAAATTTTTTCCTAGAACTCTGCTATGCACTATTACACCATACTCATCGGACCACGGGTCATTCTTACCGATATTGCACTTTTGACCCGCTATCACGACGACATTTCCCTTTATCGCGCTACACGTCCTAAGAATGTCCACAGTGCTGAGGTCACCGTCTAGCCCACTGATAGTCATTAGAGTGACTATGCTGGTTCCGGGGCACACTGAATCTATAATGGCTTGTAACCCGCACAGCCTAGTTGTCGTCGCCGTGACCGCGTCGGGTTTGATCACTGTCGGCTCTATCCAATCCGCAGGCACGTAGGTATCACCCTGGTTTACCATGGGCAACATGACTGAGTACGTTAGCTTTTGATTTCCGTGCCATTCAGCTGAGGTCGTAGCATTCACTGTTGGCCAACCTTTCTCAAGTACCTCTACATATCTCTCGGATGTGCAAAATGCCAGTCGCATACGCAGATTTCGCATCTGCATCAATTTTTCGCGTATCTCTTCCTCGCTCTCCGGTCTCTTCCCGTACTGGCTTTCTGGCTTAGGGCCTTCTTCTGTGTACAGTTTTTGGCCTGATCTTAGTTTGTATCGCTTGGAGCTGCCTAAGCCAAAAGCTTCTGGTTTCCCTTTTTCTTCGCTCGCTCCTTCAGAGGTCTCTTGTTCTTTACCTTTTTCGTTACTTTTCTCTTGGTCAACCATTTGTATATTCAGCACTCTGTCGAACCACGTCATCCGGTTAGCGGCAGCGTCTCTACCTCGGGTTCTCCCTCTCGGGCCTTGCTCCGTGCGTTCTTGCACGAATTTGCCTTTAGTCACGTACCTCCTTGCCTTTGGTACTTTGACAAGTTTATCTCCCACGTGCTCGATTTCAGCTAATGAGCACTCTAGCTCGAGTGGGTTAATGACTGACCGCTCTCCGCTGCATGGTGGGCACAACGTTCCGCAGTGTTCTTTCATACAACACGAGCATTGTCTCTTCTCGTGGTCACATCCACCATGACAGGTGTGTGGCAGCTCTGAGCAGACGTGATCACATTGATGTCTGCACCCAGCTTCTACGTCGCAACATGCGCACCTCCGATTCTTGGTGGCATTCACTAGGTTGCAACATTTACACATGCTTTCACTGTCAGCCAACACAGGGTGGTTGCAAGAGCTCTTGTGGTGGTTACAAACATTGAAATTTCCAATTTCTGTCTTCCTGTCTGCCCAGGAATAGTTCACGATCCTGCTGTGAAACTGTGGCCCCGAAAGCATCGATTCTAAGGAATCCCACACTTTACTTGTCGCCCATGTGTTGATTTGCATAGCTGTGTGGCTATCTATTGTGGATAGTGCCTCCTTCACCTGGAATTGGTTGCCCAACCCTCCGAGGCACTTCACTATTCCGCTTAGTAACCACTCACCTCCCATAATGCCTAGTTTCTTTAGGATTGACACAGGGGCGTCGTTCTCGACGATCCACTTCACGTCTCCAACTCTACTGGCCCTTCTGGACATTAACAACATTGACACCACTGTGTGGTTTTCGACATCTTCCGCAGTCAAATTGGAGTACGTGATCACTCTGTCGTGGATTGAATATCTGGCATGAGCAACGGATATTGCATAGTCTAATAAGGCCTTGTACGATAAGCTTCCTCCCAGATTTCTTGCATTCAGTTTGTGCAGTAGCTTCAATCGCAGCTTGATTTTGGCGTCTGCCACCACTAGTTTAGATTGCATTCCGACGGGTTGGATAGTCTGTATTTTAGGGCATACTATCTCTATTTCGTCGCCACCTTTATCAAGTATGTTACTGAAGTCGTTGGCATACCTAGGCTCTGTATCTATTGTCAAGCACCTCACTTTGTGGTTGCCAACGGTCATCAGTGTTTTGATGTTTCCATAGTTGTCTTGCATATAGAAACTATCGCTCATTGCCCAGTTATGGAGTTCGTTGTAATTGAAAGTGAGCGGCCTGTCCATACCTATCAACATTACATGAGTTTTGTCTAAGTGTGTCACCCATGATCCTTGCTCGTGTGCCAAGATTCCGCTCTTTTTCAGACCCAGATCTGGGATGTTCGGGCATGTAAATAGGAGAGAGTGTTGACCTTGCTCTTTCATACTATCTAAAACGTCGCCCATGCTCAAATTACAAATTCCATCTAACCCATACATACAGTCTGTGGCTTTATCAAAGCAAGTACACTCTCTAATGTTATGAGTGCATAATAAATTCATCTTTTCACTGTTGTTTACGTGCATTCCCGGAATTATTTTCTGACAACAGACTGTTGGATTGGTCTCATCTAAGTAGCAGTTTGGCAAGCAACTGTCCCCCAGTCTAACCTTCGTGACACCTGATGGTAAGCAGTCTATCATTTTGTTTTCAAGTATCGTTATCTCATTGCAATACATAGCATGTGCTACGGCCTCCATTTCGTCTGTGTGTAATTCTCTGTCATGTGTCTTGCTAGCTAAAATTGAAAATTCATCCCTTGTCATACCTTCACGCAACCTAAGGGAATCGACGTCTGCCCTAGACAGCACTCTTCTTACTATGGCTAAATCATGATCAATCAACTTCGCGTATAACTCTCTGTTCTCGTCCTCATCTACTGCGCCGTCTAAGAAGTTGAGCAGGCCAAGTTTATCGAGTTGCCCGCCGATGTTAGGGGTACACCATTCTGCGTACCAATCGTTTATGTCGATGTGGCCTATTGCTGATACCACTCTACCTAAATCACTTCCACATACACCACAACCCATGTTATCACATGACACTATGGCATTCATGCATTTGCACTCGCCACAGC